ATATAAAAGATATAGTTAAACCCTTTTTAGAAAACAATATTTTAAACAAAATACAAGATCAAGAATTAAAAGAGAAATTAATAAAAGAATACAATACTAGTATTTTAAACGTAGGCCACGGAGCTTCAATAGGAGCTTCTGTTGCTGCATTGCAAAGTATTCGAGAGTTAAGTACTGGTATAACTGAGGGGACTACTGCTGGTTTTACTGAAGATCAAATAAAAGCGTTAAACGACTTAAAAGAAAACACACTTTTAGAGTATAGTAAAGTTGGCTTAAATACTCGTGCTGTTCAAGGTAAAATACAACAAGCATATTTTTTAAATGCAGTTAAAAATTTTTATGTATCTGAAACCGGAGCATTTAAAGCAGGATATATAACCGTATTAAGCTTACAGTCAACTTGGGATAATAATATAGATTCTAAAACTGAAAGTCAAATAAAGAAAGATGTATTATTTAAGTTAAACGAATTAAAAAATGATGTTTTACTAATGCCAGGGTCTGATTCTTTATTGCAAGGTATAGAAAAAGTACTTTTCTATAGTGCTTCAAATAAGCTAAAAAATCATAAAAATATTAAAGTAAAAGGGAAATCAAGTAGAGAATACAGAAGCGTAAATAAGTTTAATGATTCGCATAAAACTTCTTCTACATTTAGAAGAGGAAAAACTGAAAAAGCTCAAGAAGTAAGCCCTAATTTTAAAAATGCGCCAAAATCGCAAGCACCGATGTTAGCAAAGCCTGAAGTAGAAAGCCCAAGTCCGTTACAAGTTGTGGCTTATATTAATACTAGATTACAGCAAGAAATAGAAAAGAATATGATTCCTCCAGCTTTGGAGTCAAGAACAGGCAGATTTTCTGGAAGCGTAAAAGTATTAAATATGATTCAAACTCGAAAAGGGTTTCCTAGTTTTGAATATACTTACGATAAAAATCCTTATCAAGTATTTGAAATGGGAGTTGGAAGAAGCCCCTGGGCTACAGTCGATAGAGACCCTAGAAAATTAATTGATAAATCAATTCGAGAAATTGCAGCAGAAATGCTACAAGGTAGATTATACACTAGGAGAGTTTAATGGCTACAACTAGAACTTATACCACTAGACGATTAGCCATTGTAAATGCTTTAGTAGAAAAGTTAAAACTAATTAATGGAACGGGGTCGTATGTGACCGATGTATCCGGAAATGTTCATCCAAGACTAAAGTACTGGGATGAAATAGAAGAGTTTCCATCAATCTGCGTAAATGCAGGAGCAGAAACCAGAACTTATCAAGGCGGCGGCTATAAAGATAGATTTTTAGGCGTAAAAGTTACATGTTATGTAAATGACGAAGACCCTGTTGCAGCTTTAGAAGCATTGATGGAAGATGTGGAAACTTGTTTAGAAACAAACAGTAGATTAATGTATACCACTCGCTCAGGCGGACAAGGATATACAATTATGATCTCAATATTGAGCATCGATACCGACGAAGGAGTAATGGCTCCTTTAGGTATAGGCGAAATATTATGTGAGGTACGCTATTAATTTGAGCTTATTCTAAGCTCAATGCTGAGAAATCAGTTTCGGAGAATGACATGGCAGAAACATTACAACTTAGTAGAGATACTAAAGTTTATGTAAGAGATTTTGATTCAACCTTGACGGGAGCAAATAACTCTAATACCTACTGGGAAATTCCAGTACTTGATGGATTTGCGTTTAGCCAAGGTACAGAAACTACAGAAGTTACTCTTACAGAAGCCGCAGATTCAAATAATAGATCACGTCGGGGGCGTTTGGCGTTTAATACTGCTCTTGCTCCTGTAGAGTGGAGTATTACTACGTATGTTCGCCCTTTTAAGAGTGAAGGAGGTAGAACTAATACTACCGGGGGGAGAGTTGATAATACTTCTGGGCTCGTTCATGCTGTTGAAGAGCCTTTGTGGGCTTATATGGTGTTACCTGCAGGAGACACTTTTCAGGCAAATACAGGCTCAGGAACTCGCGCAGCAGGTAATTCATGGGGCAATACCTCTGCAGGTATATTTAGCAATACAACCGTAATGGAAATTGATTTTGATAGATCAAATAGAGCTGCACTAAGAACTTTTGAGCTTATTTTTGCTATGTCCAGTACGGGTAATTCTAGTGCACCAGATACAGTTTATAGAGTCACTGATGCCGTAGTAAATGCAGTTACTTTAGATTTTGATATCGAAGGTATTGCTCAGCTACAGTGGAGTGGTTTTGGAAAAACGATTGTTGCTTCTAATTCTATGCCAGCAGGTTCATTTACCTCTGCAAATACTATAAATGAAGCTGTAAATTCGACAAACAGTTTTATTCGAAATCGATTAACTACTGTAAACGTAGGTACTACAGAAGCTGCTTATGGCGCCTCAGGCGGAAATAGCAAGTATTACAGTGTGATTTTAACTGGCGGCTCAATTACAATTGATAACGGACTAACTTATTTAACTCCAGAAGAGCTAGGAAAAGTAAATATTCCACTAGGACATGTAACAGGAACTCGTGATGTTTCTGGAACTATTACAGCTTATCTAGATGATGATTATGCAGCAAATAGTACTGGTGCTTTATTCCGTAATATGGTATCAAATACTTCAATAGCTAGAAACTCCTTTAACTTATTGTTCTCTATAGGCGGAGGCAATGCACCTAAGGTAGAAGTCTCTGTGCCGAGAGCACACCTTGAAATTCCGACTCATAGCATAGATGATGTAATCGGGGTTGAAGTTAATTTTAACGGACAGCCCACAACTATATCAAATACTGACGAAGCGGTAATTCGTTATTATGGAGTAACACCTGCATAAAAAAAGTTGTTGACTTTTAGGTGTGAGTGCAATATAATTATAAGCAAAGTAGGGGAGAGTAATCTCCCCTTACTTTGTAACTAAAATAAGTATGGATTTTAATTATGCCAGATTCAATTTCTCTTTCCTCACTATTAACTCCCAGTAAAACAATTACTGTGGAATATCCAGGATTTCCTGGTTTTGAAGTAGATTTATGCTTTCTTTCAAGAGAAGAAATGGTAAAACTTCGTAAGCGTTGTGTATCGACAAAATTTAATCGTCGCACCCGTCAGCCCGAAGAAGAACTAGATGAAGAAAGATTTGCAGCAGAATACACGCAAGCGGTCGTAAAAGGTTGGCGGGGTCTCCAAGTATCTTACTTAGAAGAGCTTCTGTTAGTGGATACATCGGCTCTACCAGCAGGTATGAAGGAACTTGTTTATTCTGCGGACAATGCCGCAACTCTTATGAAGAACAGCCCTGACTTTGACTCTTGGGTCGTAGATACAGTGGGTGATCTCGCAAATTTTTCGAAGAACAAGTCGAAGAAGTAACTCGACTTATAAAACGAAAAGCAAAACAAGAATCTGACATATCTATAGAAGCGTACCTAGCTATGTGTGAACAGCTAGGACGTGAGCCTGATCCTGAAAAAATGCCACTAACTGACGCTGATTTTCCAGTCGAGGTTCAAGTGGCATTTTTTATTTATAACTATCTGCCAGACCATTGGGACGGAGCTTCTGGAGCTTACTTTGGAAAAGATTGGTCATCATTAGATGCAATCTTTAATATATTTGAAGTAGAAGATAAAGTATTTACGTTGCAGTTACTTAAAATTATAGACGTAACTACAACAGACTCGGTAAACGCAAAAATTGCTCAAAAGCGAAAAGCTTCTGAACGAGCGGCGAAAGCCAAAGCAGCAGCTAAGTAATGGCAAAAAATACAATATATTTGGACGTAGTAGTAGACGATAATGGCACAACACGACGTGTTGCTGTAGATTCTACTCGTCTAGCAGATGCTATGAGCCGTACTGCGAGAAACTCCGCAGAGGCTGATAGAAATATAAAAGGAGCTGCTCAGGCTTCTTCGAATGCTACCAAAAACTTTTCTAAAATGTCTCAGGGTATGGGTGGACTTGTTGCTGCCTATGCAACTATTGCTGCTCAAGTTTTTGCATTGAGTGCAGCGTACCAATTTTTATTACAAGCTGCCGATTTCCGCATTTTATTAGAAGGACAAAAAGCACTTACTCAGCAAACTGGGGTTGCATACACTTCCATTACAAAATCTATTCAGGCAGCCACCGATGCTCAGCTAGGATATAAACAAGCTGCTCAAGCTGCTGCAATTGGTACGGCAGCGGGTCTTTCTGCTACAATGTTAAAAGACATTGCCAGTTATTCTCAAACAATTTCCGCAATACTGGGTCGAGATCTTGAAGATACTTTTAATCGGCTTATTCGTGGTATTACCAAAGCTGAGCCTGAACTTTTAGACGAATTGGGTATTGTATTACGTCTTGCAGATGCTACGTCCGAATATGCGCGTACTATAGGAAAAACTGCAAATGAGCTTACTGCTTATGAAAGAACTCAAGGCGTTGCTTTATTTACTCTAAATCAAGTCGAAGAAAAATACGGCGATTTAAATAAATCAAGTGAATTATCCGCAAACGGAATTCGTCAGCTTGGAGCAGCTTTTTCAGAACTTGGAAATAAAATATTACCTGAAATTGCAGGCGTTGCTGAATTTTTGGCAAACTCAATACGTGGAAATGTAGCTGCCGTAGTTTCAACTTTTGGACTGTTACTAGCGGGAGTAGTAAGTCAGGTATTACCTAGCGCAGAAGATATCACAAGACGCACAGATGCTGCTCTTGATAAATACTCAAATAAAATTGCAGACTATACAATTCAAGCGGATGCTTTTGCTCGCGGACAGCTTACAATTACTAAAAGAGTACAGCCTGCAGTAGATAGTTTAAAAAGTTTAGCTTCTAGCATTCAAAGAGTACAAGGAGCAAAAGCTTCTCCATTTTTAGCTGATATTATGAATATTGGAGAAAGATTTGATCCTAAACAAGTTACTACTATGCAAGATAGAATCGAAGCAGAGTTAACAAGACGTCAAGCTGGTGCAAGAGGAAGAGCAAGAGATTCTTTGTTTGTAGGAATACGAGATGAACAGCTACGAGAGTTTAGTGCTAAATTAGGGGTTATGACTACAGAAGCACAAAAAGCTTCAGAAGGTATGTCAGGTGCTATACAAACTTTTGGTACTACTGCCGCGGCTACAGCAACAAGAACTAGGCTTATTTGGGCAAGCACCATGAAAACTATACAAGTAGCAACTCTTGGTGCAGTAAGAGTTATGAATGCTGCTTTTAAAGCATTAGGAGCTATAGGATTATTTCTTACACTATTTGAACTTGCAAAAAGTGTATATTCATATCTATCTGAAAAGTTTGCAAAGCAAGATCTTGTAGAAAAAAGTTTAGCCGAACAGGTGGTAGGATCGGGAAAAGAAGCCGATGCTGCAAAAGCTCGAATCGAGGACTTAGAGAGAGCTGGAAAAGGATTGGAAAGCATACGACTAAAAGGTACTTTTGAAGAAATTTCAGCTTTTAGTGGAAATATGAGCGGTAATATTAAAGATGTAGTAGATAAATTAAAACAAGAAACTTCTTCTTATGTAAATGCTGTAAAATCTATACAAGCAGAAATAGAGTCTCTTCAAAAAAAGAGTAATGATATAACAGCACAGCTATCTCAAGGCGATGGCTTTTATACTAAAGTAGAACAGGCTCAAAGAATATCTCTGAGCACTGTTCGTACACAAGTAAATACTGATTTAGTAAAACAACGAGCAGAACTTAATGCTATCAGTGATACTTCAATAAAAAACTTATTACTAGAAGCCCGAGCATATGCTAAAAATACACCAGAACTTCAACAGTATGCAAAAGAGTTGGAAAATTTAAATAATGTAACAGACTATACTTCCGCCGCTACTACTAATGCTCTAGAAGCTATCAGTAATTTTGCATCTAATGCAAATCAATCTGCTGCAGCTATTAAAGCCTTTTCAGAGGGGTTTAAGACATTAAATAAAGAAGTTATAGATTCTTCTGCTTTAGAAGCTACTCAAAAACGTTATATTCAATTAAATAGTTTAATAATAAATTTAGGCGATGCTTTTATTTATAGTAGAAAAAACGGTACTTTATCTGGGAGTAATTTAAGAGAATTAAGCGCTTTAGGAACAGAGTTTACAAGAGTTTTAGGTAAAGTTAGAGTTCAGTTAGATAATGCTTTTAATTTAAAAGTACAAGAACAAAACTTAAATAGATTAGCGACTCAATTACAGCTATTTTTCTCTCAATCAGATGCTGCTATAGAGTTATTAAATGAGCAAGATGTACAAAAAACTCAATTAGAAATTGCAAAAATAAACGATCAGTTAAACTCTTTAGAGGTTAACAAAGAACTATTCGATATATTTACTAATCAAAATCAAATAGTATTAGACGCAGCTTTAAGAGATGAAGCAAGCGCTAGCATACTTGCGGCAGGGGCTACAAACGCAGATAAATTAGCAGAAAAATTTACAGAATCTTCTGATGGATTTATCTCCAAGTATGAAAAAGAGAATGATGGATTTTTAACAAGATTAGCCAAGATAAATAGAACACAAGCTCCAGAAAGAGAAGTTCCTGCTACAATTGAAGAAGTAACAGTCACAGCACGACGAATACCTACATCTGCCGACATACAAGAAGTACAAGTAACTGCTATGCCTTTAGTAGATAGAAATGCCGAGCAAAGACTTAGAAATCAAAACTTTGAAAGAGAAAGATCTTTATTAGAACAGCGTAAGCTTCAATTTGCAATTACTCAAACCATTACCAATGAAGTACAAGCTGCTAGACGCTTTAACGAGTATAAGGCTAAACAAATAGAAAATGCTAAAGAAATTCAATCTTTAGAAACTCAAATATTAAATACAAATGTGTCTTTAGAAGATAAGCTGGAAAATCAAACTCAGTTTGCTTTAGATAACCTTATGTATGGAGAGCAGCAATTAGATTTAGTTAGAGAAAGGAATAGAGCAGCTGAAGCAGGTATTCAAGCAGAAATTGCCTCTGGTACTGTAACAGGGGATCGCTTACAAATTTTAAATGCTAGTTTAGTTCGTTTACGTGAAATAAATACAACTGAAGAACGTAGACTTGAGCTTCAAAATGAGCTTAATGCTCTTCAGCAAGAAGAAGAGCTTCGTCAAACTCGTCTTGCAATTTTAAAAGAACAAACAGATGCCGCTAATAATTTACTGGATATTCAAGAACAATTAAATAGTTTAAGAAATCCTTATTTACAAGAAGAAGCCAACGAAAGACTAAATATATTAAGAATTCAAGAAAAAATATTAGATTTAGAACGCCAAGCGCGCGATCCGCGGCAAGAAGATATACCTAGACTTCTACGAGAAATTGCTTTAGAAAAAACTCGTCTTGGAGTACTACAACAACAAGCTTCTGAAGTTTTTAAAATTTCTCAAGCCGCTCAAGGAGCTTTTGGAGAAGGACTACAGCAAGAAATTGCAAACTTTTTAAAGGGCGGAGAGATCGATATAGAGAATAGCTTTTTAAACATAATAAAATCTGTAGGAGAAGCTGCTGCCGATCAACTTTCACAAAGTATTACAGAAAGTATTATGGGAGGCTTAGGCTTTCAAACTGATGCCGAAAAACTTCAGTCAGCAATAACTCTTGGCAGTGAATACGGCGCACAATTATTTTATAACTCTATAACTTCAGCAGGACAAGCTGTAGCTCAAGCTCCTGGAGCAACTCCTGCCGCTCCGGGCGGGGTCCCAACGGCTGATCCAGCAGTAACTGCAAGTCGAAGTATAGGTAAAGATCTTAGAAACTTTGGTACCCATGTAAAAGAAACTTTTGCAAGCGATGCACCTTTTCTTGATAAGTTAGGCTCTATCTTTAACGCGGACGCACCATGGATAAGTTCAATGACTCGCGGCCTGGCGGGTGCACTTGGTGGACTAGCTGTAGGAGCTTTAAGTGGTGGTGGTGGAAATGCATGGAGGAATGCAATTATTGGGGGCGTCGTATCTGGATTAAGTTTTGGATTTAGTAGCTGGTTAGGAGGTCTTGGTAGCGGTACTGCAGTTCAAAGTGGAGTAAATAGTTTAACTCCTGTGCGAATGGGAGGAACTGCATCCTATAGTAGTACTCCTGGAATTACTATGACCGCAGCAAATGGTGGAATAATGCCAGGGGGTTTTCGAGCTTTTGCCAACGGCGGGGTCGTAAACAAGCCTACGCTTGGTCTCGTAGGTGAAGGTCGATATAATGAAGCTGTAGTTCCTCTGCCAGACGGCAAGTCAATTCCAGTAATTATGCAAAGCGGCGGCGGGGACAGAAACAACATCGGAATTAATATAAATGTAAATTCCAATGGACAAATGCAGGGAGATGCACAAGCTACAGGAGAGCGTGGAGTCGCAATGGCACAAGCTATTCAAAATGTTGTTCAATTAGAATTAAAGAGACAAAAGCGTCCTGGCGGACTGCTCAGTCCTTTCTGAGAGTAAAATATGCCAATCGGGTTTAATGACGGTGTAAGTAATAAAATTCCAGATCGTGCAATGGCAAAGCGAAGTAGTGCTCAAGTATTGTTAGCACAATTTGGAGATGGATATGAGCAAAGAATTCCTTTAGGTATTAATAATTTAAAGCAAGAATATACGGTAACTTTTAAGTATAGACCAAAAGAAGAAATTGATGATATGGTTACCTTTTTACAAAATACAAAAGGAGCCAATAGTTTTAACTTTACTGTTCCAGATACTAATAGTGCAAATGCGGAATTTACAATGAAAGTTGTATGTTCAGATTTTTCTGTTAGTTATGAGTACGGAAGTTTTTATAGTTTAGATGCTGTTTTTAGACGAGTATACGAACCATGAGTCAATTATTAATTCGAGATTTACAAACACAAAGTCCAGGATCTTCTCTTGTTACATTATATGAACTAGAGATGCCAGACGGATCTACTCTTTACTTTCACGACGGTAAAGATTCTTCTTCGGCGGATGTAACTTTTGACGGAAATACATACGAAAGTATTCCAGTAGAATTTGATGGTGTGGACCTAACAAGTGATGGT